TTTTCTATTGTACTAGCATGTCGTCAATCTGGCAAGTCAATTAGCTCTGTAGCTTATCTGTTATGGTTTGCAATATTTAATCCTGAAAAGACAGTAGCTATTCTAGCCAACAAAGGTGCAACAGCTGGTGAGATGCTTGCACGTATTACACTTATGTTGGAGAACTTACCATTCTTTTTACAGCCAGGTTGTAGAGCTCTCAACAAAAGATCTATAGAATTCTCCAACAATTCAAGAATTGTATCAGCAGCTACGTCTGGTTCATCTATTCGTGGGCTTTCGATTAACCTATTGTACCTCGATGAGTTTGCGTTTGTTGAACGCGCAGCTGAATTCTACACTTCTACATATCCTGTTATTTCATCTGGTAAAGATACCAAGATTATTATCACCTCCACAGCAAATGGCATTGGTAATATTTTTCATAAGATATGGGAAGGTGCTGTTCAGCGCACTAATGAGTTTACACCATTCAGAGTTGATTGGTGGGATGTTCCTGGACGTGATGAGGCGTGGAAAGAACAGACAGTAAAGAACACATCTCAGTTACAGTTTGATCAAGAGTTTGGAAATACATTTTTTGGTACTGGCGATACACTTGTGAATGCAGAAACATTAATGGCACTAAAAGCTGTGCCCCCCAAAAGATTACTAGAAGGTAATAGTCTATGGGTGTATGAAGACACTAAAAAGAACCACGAATATATTATGACCGTGGATGTTTCAAAGGGAAGAGGGCAGGACTATAGTACGTTTAACGTGATCGATATTAGCGAAAGACCTTTTAAACAGGTAGCTGTATATCGCAATAATGTTATCTCTCCAATTCTCTTCCCTGACATTATTTATAAATATGCAAAAGTCTACAACGAAGCATATGTTATAGTGGAAGCAAATGATCAAGGAGGAGTTGTATGTAATGGACTCTACTATGATCACGAGTATGAGAATATGCACGTATCTTCTTCCATCAAGGCAAATGCTTTGGGAGTTGAGATGAATCGTAAGATTAAAAGACTTGGTTGTTCGGCTATTAAGGATATCCTTGAAACCAAAAAAATTAATATTCAAGATGAGAATACAATATTAGAGATCTCCACATTTGTAGCAAAAGGTCAATCCTTCGAGGCTTCAGATGGCAACCATGATGATCTAATGATGAATCTAGTAATGTTTGGATACTTTGCTACGTCTTCATATTTTGGAGATATGACAGACATTAATCTTAAAGAAATGATGTTTAAACAAAAAATGAAAGAAATTGAAGACGATATGGTTCCATTTGGCTTTTCAGATGATGGGTTGGATGATATGCCAGTTCGAGAAGAAGGATCGCCGTGGGCAGTTGAGTATGCACGAGATTTTTAATATTATAAATAAAGTCATAGTGAAAATTAATCGTATTATGGACCCGCTTATCATATAGTTTCTCGAGAGGAAAAAATCATGGCATTTTCAGAATCTCCGGCCATTACCGTCAAAGAGATTGACGCATCAGGTGTAGTGCCTAATGTATCTTCCTCAACAGGTGGTATAGTTGGACAATACAGATGGGGGCCAATGAATCAAGCAACACTTGTTAGCAATGAAGCTAGCTTGGTTGAAAAATTTGGTACACCCTCACCCACAACGTCAGTAGACTTTCACTCTGCTGCGTTCTTTCTAAAATATACAAACGCATTGCAGGTTGTTCGTGTAGGCAATGCAGCTGCAGTAAACGGTTATAACGAAGACTCTGCTAACGCTGGTCTCACACCACAGATTACTGACACAGACAACTTTGACAACCAACAAGCAGCACTAGATACTGCTAAACACACATTTATGGCTCGCTGGCCTGGTTCTTTAGGAAACAGCCTTGCAGTCAGTATTTGTCCAGATGGGGACTCTGCAGGAGTATTCAATAACTGGGCATACTCAAGCGCTTTTGACGCTGCACCTAACACTTCTGTCCACGCTTCTGGTCTTGGTGCTAGTAACGACGAAGTGCACGTAGCGGTAGTAGACAGTGACGGAGAGTTCTCAGGCACTCGCGGCACAGTTCTAGAAACATTTGCATTTACTTCCATAGCATCTGATGCTAAGAACGCAGACGGTTCAACAAATAATATTCAAGATGTAATTAACAGACAATCTCAATATGTTTGGATGGCTGGGTATCCTTTAGTTCTTTCAGAAGCTAATGGCGGCACAGCTGCGGCGAATGGTAAAGACTACCAGATGTCGGGCGGCGGCGCTACTAAGAATTACGCCATGAAAAATGGTGCGGATGGTTCTGTTGGAACATCTGAAATTTTGAGTGGTTTCGATAAGCTAGAGGACAAGGATCAAATTCAGGTAGACTTCTTAATTTGTCCTGATACAGCTAGCCAAACAGATAACGTAACAGTTGTTAATGATATCACAGGCATTGCTCAAGGCATTCGGAAAGATTGTGTAGCAGTGGCTTCTCCTGCAAGAGCAAACGTTGTTGGTGCTTCTACTCCAGTAACAAGCTCTGTAACCAACACTAACCTTTATACCAACTCATCATATTTGGTTGTTGATAACAACTATTTGAAAGTGTATGATAAGTATAACGACAACTTCATTACAATCCCTGCTGCTTCGTCAACAGCTGGTATCATGGCGGCGACTGACGCAAACGCTGCAGCATGGTTCTCACCAGGTGGTCCTCGTAGAGGTCAATACTTGGGTGTAACTGGTATCGCTTACTCTCCTAACAAATCTGAAAGAGATGTTTTGTATAGAGCAGGTGTTAACCCAATTGCTAACATTCCTGGCCAAGGTCTTCTGTTGTTTGGTGACAAAACTAAACTCAATAGACCATCCGCATTCGATCGTATCAATGTACGTAGATTGTTCTTGGTTATCGAAAGAGCAATTGCCCTTGCAGCTCGTAACGTAATGTTTGAATTCAACGATGAGTTTACTCGCGCAGAGTTTACTGGTATCGTAGAACCCTTCTTACGTGAAGTTAAAGGTCGACGTGGTATTACAGACTTCCGTGTAATTTGTGACGAAACAAACAACACATCTTCTGTAGTAGACAGAAATGAATTTGTAGCTACGATTCTAGTCAAGCCTGCCCGATCTATCAACTTCGTTACTCTTAACTTTGTTGCTGTTAGATCCGGTGTAGACTTCACTGAAGTCGCCGGCACAGTATAATAGCAGTTAGGAGAAAAATACAATGGCTATTTTAGGAGTAGACGATTTTAAATCGAAAATCCGAGGTGGTGGTGCACGGCCTACGCTATTTCAGGTCACACTCAACTTCCCAGCATACGCAGGTGGTAATTCTGAAATCTCGAGTTTCTTAACTCGAGCAGCATCTCTACCTGGTTCAACAATCCCAGAGATGATTGTACCATTTCGTGGACGTCAGTTAAAAATTGCAGGAGACCGGACTTTTGAGCCCTGGTCAACCACAATTATGAACGACACTGACTTTCTTCTACGAAACGCAATCGAGCGTTGGATGAATGGCATGAATGCCCATTCACTCAATTCTGGGCTTGTCAACCCTGTTGATTATCAAGCAGATCTAAAAGTAGATCAGTTAGATAAAGACGGTTCTGTATTGAAAACATATAAGTTTATTGATGCATTCCCAACTTCTCTTTCACCGATTGATCTTGGTTACGACCAAAATGATGTTATTGAAGAGTTTACTTGTGAGTGGTCTTATCAATATTGGACTTCAGATACAACTAACTAAATAGAGTAGGGGGCAGTTAGCTGCCCCCTTCCCAAGAAGTCTGAAGGAAATTAGATGGCTGATAATAATGCGTTAAAGTTGTTTGGCTTTGAAATAAAAAGAGCTTCAACAGCAAGTGATAAAAAACAATTACCTTCGATTGTCCCAGCTGTGGATGATGACGGCGCTGGTTATATAACTGCGTCTGGCTCTCACTATGGGCAATACTTAAACTTAGATGGTGATGAATCTAAAGACAACTCCCAACTGATTATGAAGTATCGAGGTGTAGCAATGCACCCTGAAGTTGATGCTGCTATTGAAGATATTGTAAATGAATCTATATCTGGTAGTGAGATGGAGTCTGCTGTAGATATTGTAATGGATAAAGTCGATGCGTCTGACGCGATCAAGAAACAGATTAAAGAAGAATTTGATGGCGTTATATCTATGCTCAAATTTAGCGATTTGGGACATGATATGTTTAGACGTTGGTATGTAGATGGAAGAATATATTTTCATAATGTTGTCAACGAGGCTAACTTGAAAGCTGGTATTCAAGAAGTGCGGCCTATTGATGCATCAAAGATTAGAAAAGTCAAAGAAGTAAAAAAGAAAAAAGATCCCGTGACAGGAGCTATGCTGATAGAAAGTGTAAATGAGTATTACATTTATCAGGAAAAGCCAGGATCACAAACTTCAGGTGTAAAATTAAGTACGGACGCAGTAACTTATAACACATCAGGAATACTAAGTTCTGATAGAAAGAAAGTAGTTTCGTATTTACACAAAGCACTAAAACCAATCAATCAATTGCGTATGATGGAAGACTCGTTAGTTATCTATAGACTAGCTCGAGCTCCAGAACGTAGAATATTCTATATCGATGTTGGTAACTTGCCTCGTGGTAAGTCAGAACAATATATGAAAGACATCATGGCTCGTTATCGCAACAAGCTGGTGTATGATGCATCCACTGGAGAGCTTAAAGATGACAGAAAACATATGTCGATGCTTGAAGACTTTTGGTTACCTCGCCGCGAAGGTGGTAGAGGGACTGAAATCTCTACTTTGCCAGGCGGTGAAAATCTCGGACAAATCGATGACATCATATATTTCCAAAAACGTCTATATCGCTCGTTAAATGTTCCGATTAACCGCTTAGAGCAAGAACAACAATTCAGTCTAGGTAGGTCTACAGAGATTAGTAGGGATGAACTTAAATTCCAAAAGTTTATTGATAGACTAAGACGTAAGTTCAGTCAAGCCTTTTTAGATATTCTTAAAAAACAATTAATGCTTAAGGGTATTATTACTGAAGAAGATTGGAATGCTTGGAAAGATGATATAATCATTGACTATATCAGAGACAATCATTTTACTGAATTAAAAGATGCAGAGCTTCTTAGAGAACGTCTACAAACTATGGAATTGGTCCAACCATATGTAGGTGAATATTATTCTAAACAATGGATTATGAAAAATGTCTTAATGTTGTCTGATGATGACATAAAGGATTTGAAAAAAGATATAGGCGACGAAATAGCCTCAGGCGAGATCAATAATGACGAACCTGATAATAACCAACAAAATGGAGATGATAATGGCGACAATTGAAGATTTTATTGGGTACGCAGCTAGCAAAGACTTTACCAAAGCTGGTGATACTTTTAGCAGTTTGATGGCTGATAAGATGTCAGCTGCGCTTGATCAAGAAAAGATCAAAGTGGGGGGTCAGATTTATAATGATATGGACCCAGAGGAAATGCAAACTGGCGAAGAAGAGCAACTTGAGTTAGATCTGGATGACCAAGAAGAGCCAGAAGAACAGCTCGAGATGGACCTTGATGACGAAGAGCCTCAAGAAGAACCTGAATTAGAAACTGAAGAAGCCTAAATATAAATTTATATAAATAATAGTTAAGTCAAGGTATACGTATGAAGACGTTCATTCAACTTAGAGAGCTGGCTGGTAGGAAACCTTCGGGTGAAACTATCTTCAACAAGAAGATAGATAGAGTACCAGTTAAGATCACAAAAGAGAAGAATCGTTTTGTGGTATACATCGATAACGATAGACTCGATGCATATCGAACTCAGCGTGAGGCTGAAAAGATGGCAAAAGAGTTTGTTAAACAATATAAAGGTTGAGCATGAAGCTAATTGCTGAATATAACGAAACAGATGTCGAATGCTTTGTAGAAGCTAACGGCAATGGTGGTAAGAACTATCTTATTGCCGGTGTGTTTGCTCAATCGGAAGCAAAGAACCGTAACGGTCGCATATATCCAAAAGCCATCATGGAGAAGGCTGTCGACAAATATGTTACGGAACAAGTGAAAACCAAACGAGCTGTGGGAGAGTTAAATCACCCTGAAGGGCCTACAGTTAATTTGGATAAGGTATCCCACCTAATTACTGACCTGAAAATGGAAGGTAATGATGTGGTGGGTAGAGCACAAATTTTGGATACTCCTAATGGTAAGATTGTAAAAGGTCTTCTTGATGGTGGTGTACAATTAGGTGTCTCGACTCGTGGTATGGGTAGCCTCGCGCAACAAGGTAACGCTATGGTCGTCAAAGACGACTTTCTTCTTAACACGGTTGATATCGTGCAAGATCCATCTGCCCCAGGAGCTTTTGTTAATGGGATTATGGAAGGTGTAGAGTGGGTCTGGAATAACGGAATCATTGAAGCGCGGGAAATTGAAAAAATGGAGACTGAAATTAAAAATGCTCCACGAACTGGTCTTTACGAGACTCAGGTACGTGAGTTCAAGAATTTCCTCTCGTTATTGAAATCAAATTAGGGAGTCAAACATGACTGATCAAATTGAAGGACAGGATGTAGAGCTCGACGAGAATGAAATCGAGGAAGCTCACGATCCAAAGAATGCAGAGGCACAATCTATTGCTTCTGTTTCTAGTGCTGAAGATAAAGGACCCAAAGCGAAAGCTCGCAAAGGGGACAAGAAAAACAGCATGCCAATGGAAAAACCAAAAACTAAAGCTGGTATGATTAATGCCTCTTTCACTAAAATGAATAGCATGTCCAAAGAAGAAATGTCTGCGGTATATGCTCATCTAATGGGTGAAGCTACAGAAGCAGCTACAGACGTAGAAGTAATTGAATCCAATTACGACTTCGATGCTGATCTGAATGCATTAGTCGAAAACGAAGCTACGCTCAGTGATGAGTTCAAGCAGAAGACAGCGGTAATTTTTGAAACAGCCGTAAAAACCAAACTTGCAGATGAAATCAATCGTCTGGAAGAAAATTATGCCAATGAACTCGAAGAGGAAGTATCAGCCACTAAAGCTGACCTTGTAGAGAAAGTTGACAGCTACCTTAACTATGTTGTCGAAAACTGGATGGAAGAAAACAAAGTTGCAGTCCACAATGGTCTACGTACCGAGATTGCAGAAGGCTTTATGAACAAATTGAAAGATGTGTTCTTGGAGTCATACATTGAAGTTCCAGAAGGTAAAGTTGACCTAGTTGACGACCTTGCAGAGCAAGTAGAAGAGCTTGAAGAAAAGCTCAATGAAACTACTGGCAAAGCAATTGCAGTTTCTGAAGAACTGGAAGTACTAAAGCGTGCAGCGATTATTCGCGAAGCGTCTAAAGATCTTGCAGAGACTCAAGTTGAGAAACTTGCTAAATTGGCCGAAGACCTTGACTTCGATGATGAAGATACTTTCGCAATGAAAGTAAAAACCATCAAAGAATCATACTTCACCAAAACAACACCAACCACAAGTGTTGAGATGGATGAGCTTGACGAAAGCCACGATACAACAGAAGTATCTGGCACAATGGCACAATATCTCACCGCAATTAAAAAATCCAATAAAGCATAGGGGTTAAATCCATGGAAAACACACAGTCTTATGACAAATTGATTGAAAAGTGGGCTCCGGTTCTTAATGAAGAGTCCTCCGGTTCAATTAAAGATCATCACAGACGTAGCGTAACTGCTGCGATTCTGGAAAACCAAGAAAGAGCGATGGCTGAAGAGCGCGCTCAAAACAGCGGCTTTATAACAGAAGCAGCACCAACAAATGCGAACACAGGTTCTATCGGAACTTGGGATCCAGTATTGATCTCACTCGTTCGTCGTTCAATGCCAAACCTAATGGCCTATGATGTTGCTGGCGTTCAGCCAATGACAGGTCCAACAGGCTTGATCTTCGCAATGAAGTCACGTCAAGGTGCAGGTACAACAGGTACAACAGAAGCCCTGTTCAACGAAGCTGACACTACACATTCTGGTACACAAGTAGCAGGCGCCAACGGTTCTAATGGACCATCAGGTATGTCAGGTATTGACTCAGCTGGCGGATTCGAAGGTCCAACCATCGATGATGACCGTATCACAGCAGAGAACAACACTGGCCGTGGTATGACCACAGACTCAGCCGAAGCGTTGGGATCATCTGGTTCAGCAGCATTCAACTCAATGGGTTTCACCATTGAAAAAGCAACTGTGACTGCAAAGTCACGTGCGTTGAAAGCAGAGTACAGCCTCGAGCTAGCACAAGACTTGAAAGCAATTCATGGTCTTGATGCTGAGACAGAATTGGCAAATATCTTGTCAACAGAGATCTTGGCTGAAATCAACCGCGAAGTAATTCGTACCATCAACTCACAAGCAAAAACTGGTGCACTCCAGTCTAACGTAACAGTCAAAGGTGTCTTCGATCTATCTGCAGACGCTGATGGTCGTTGGTCAGTTGAGAAGTTCAAAGGTATGATCCTTCAGATTGAACGTGAAGCAAACGTGATTGCAAAAGAAACTCGTAGAGGAAAAGGTAACTTTATTATCTGTTCTTCAGACGTAGCTTCTGCACTTGCAGCTGCAGGCATGTTGGATTACACTCCAGCTCTCTCAACCAACCTAGCAGTTGATGACACAGGCAACACATTTGCTGGTGTTCTTAATGGTCGTACAAAAGTATACATCGATCCGTATGCCACAGTAGACTATGTCAACGTTGGTTATAAGGGTACTAACCCATATGACGCTGGTCTCTTCTATTGTCCATACGTACCATTAACAATGGTTCGTGCGGTTGGTGAAGATACATTCCAGCCAAAAATTGGTTTCAAAACTCGTTACGGCATGGCGTCAAACCCATTCGTAGGCTCAACACCAGCAGATGGTCTTGCAGCAGCGAAATCAAACCAATACTACAGAATCTTTAGAGTGGCTAACATTCTAACTTAATTCTAATAAAAACGTGGGGCTAAACCCACTGTAGAACTGGGCAGCTTCGGCTGCCCTTTTTTTTGTCTTTTATGAAAATTAACTGTTGACTTCTGTTCTACTATAGCGTATAAAGAATGTATAGGAAATAAGGAGAATACAAAATGATGAATGCAGTAACAGGAACAGTTTATTCAGGCAAGAATGTAGAAACACTTTTGGCCCTTGGCTATGATGAAGGTGACCTTTTCGTTACATTCAAGCAAGCTATCAAACTTGAAGGTATCTCAGGCAAAGCTCTGAAAGGTATCAAGAAAGCAGCTTCTTTGGTCCGTTATTCTAAAACTGAAAAAGAAACTGATGAGACAGGAAAGCAAGTAGCTAAGCCCATCTACTTCTCAGTTTTTGACCTTAACGAAGTTCTAGCACGGAAGGTGTCATAATGGGCATGTCATCTTTAGTGCTCGATAATGATGAAATGTTCTACAGTGCAGCTGATGATGTGAAACTGGAATGTAATACTTTGGAGGAGTTCATTGCTCTAATGACTCCTCAGATGGATCTTGTGGCTTATACTCCAAAGAGTCAAGTCATTGAAATATTGAAAGAAATATACTATGGCTAGGTGTGTACACTATGTTGGATTTAGGGGTGACGAGTTCGTTAGAGCTCGTCGTATCTTTGGTGGCCCTGTTATTATCCACATGGTGATGGACGATAGAGTCTTCAGTGAAGTTGGTGATGAAGATATTGTTATCATTGGTCCTAAAGGGCACTACCACTGCAAATACGTCGACGATGTTTCAAGCCGTGTTTAAACCTTATAAATAGCCGTAAACAATCTAGGTGAGTTGAATGGCCATAGCATCGTCTACTATTACTACTGATCTGTTAGACACAACCGTGACTTCTAACACGAACCTTTTGCAACCTAACGCATTCAAGGTACAGATCAATCGAAAGAAGTTTCCCAACATTGAGTTCTTTGCTGTAGGAGTTATACATCCTGGTCTTGGAATGAATGCAACTGAAGTACCATTTAGACGGATACAATCTGTTCCAATGGCCGGTGCTGCATTGACGTTTGGTGAAGTAACAATCGATACCATACTAGATGAAAATATGACAGCATACACAGAAGTGTTCAACTGGATGCACTATATCGTTAATAACGATGATGTTCTTCCATCAAAAGCAAGTGCTGTAACTGCCCCTACATATGCTGACATTAAAGTTTCTATTCTAAACAGCTCCAACAATGTGGTAAAGACATTGAATTATAAAGATGCTATTCCTACTCTACTAGGAGATGTCACTTTACTTTCGACCACAGGTGATATACAATACATTAACTGTCCTATATCCTTTAGGTTCAGTACGTTTGAAATTAGTTAACACATGAGATTATATTATGATAGACTTACAACAGATCCTCGAGATGTGGAAAGAAGACTGTGCCATAGAGCGCAACAATCTTGATGAGACATCTAGGATAACACCAGCCTTACACGCAAAGTATCTGGAGCTGCTAGCGCAAGCTAAGCTAGCTAAGAAACGTGCCGACTTCCAACAGAAGTCTTTGTTGAAGGATAAGTGGCTATACTACAATGGCAAGATGTCTCAAGAAGATATAGAGCAACAAGGTTGGGTTCCAGATCCTTTCAATGGGTTAAAAGTACTCAAAGGTGAAATGGAGCACTATTATGACTCTGATCCAGAGATACAAAAGTCGGAAGAAAAGATTGTTTATTGGAAGACAATTATTGAGACGTTAACAGACATTATAGATAACCTTAAATGGCGTCATCAGACTATTGGTAATATGATTAGGTGGAGACAGTTTGAGAGTGGCAGTTAAAGTACAACTGAACGATTATAGTATGTTGGGGGTTGATGTAGACCCAGGTATCGGTGCAGAGATATCAGACTACTTTTCTTTTTATGTTCCTGGATATAAGTTTATGCCAGCCTACAAGAACAAAGTGTGGGATGGTAAAATACGTTTGTTCAATAGAATGACAGGTGAGCTTAACGCTGGCTTGTTTGTGTACCTCCACAAGTTCTGTGCGGAACGTGGGTACGAATTAGATGTCCAAGAATCAGATTATGGTTTGCCTGGCACTGTGGAACCTGTGCAAGAATGGGATGCTTGGATTAAAGCAGGTGCCCTAGCTTTTGAACCATACGATTATCAAGTTAAAGCTGTCAAGACTGCACTAGAACGGCAGAGGGCAATTCTTCTCTCTCCCACAGGTTCAGGCAAATCATATATCATCTATCTGGCTATAAAATACTGGATCAGTATGATACCAGAAGGTGAGCATAAAAAGGTATTGGTAATCGTACCTACAACATCTCTTGTGGAACAGCTATACAACGATTTTAAAGATTATGGTATGTTGGTGGAGAATGCTGTTCACAGAATATACTCAGGTAAAGATAAGAATACTGACAAGAAGGTAATCATATCAACATGGCAAAGTATTTACAAAAACCCTCGTAAATGGTTTGAGCAATTTGGTATGATAGTGGGAGATGAGTGCCACGGTTTTAAATCTAAGTCCCTGTCTTCTATTATGAATAAGGCTACAGAAGCAAAGTATAAGATTGGTTGTACAGGGACGCTCGATGGTACACAGACTCATAAGTTAGTCTTGGAGGGGCTCTTTGGACCTGTATATCAAGTTACAACCACAAAGAACTTGCAAGATGATAAAACATTAGCTGCCCTAAATATAAGTGTGTTGGCTCTAACATATAGTGAAGAAACAAGACATAGGGCAAAAGATTATACCTATCAAGCAGAGATTGATTTTCTTATCTCACACGAGAAGAGAAATAATTTTATACGCAATCTAGCTTTAGATCAGAAAGGCAATACCTTAGTTTTATTCCAGCGTGTTGCTAACCATGGTAAGATACTTTTTGACCTTATAGATAAAGGTGCTGCTGAAAATAGAAAAGTATTCTTTGTATCGGGTCAGACTGAAACATCAGATCGTGAGGCAATCAGAAAAATAGTGGAGAAACAAAAAGATGCCATCATCGTTGCTAGTTTGGGTACTTTTAGTACTGGCATTAACATACGCAATTTACATAATATCATTTTTGCTTCACCGTCGAAGTCGCAAATTAAAGTCCTCCAATCAATCGGTAGAGGATTACGACAATCAGACGATGGCCGCGTCACACAGCTCTTCGATATCGCAGATGACCTACGATACAAGAGACATAACAATTACACGTTATCCCACTCCGCCGAGAGGATAAAAATATACGAACAAGAGCAATTTAATTTTAAGAGGTATGAAATTGGACTCGAGCATGGACACAGCCTATAGACAGTTTAAATTAGCAAACGGGGAAGAAGTGCTTTGTGAGATCATTCAATGGTCTGATGAAGAGGAGTCTGCCATCATCATTCGTAAAGCTATGAGAATATACCAAGTTGAGCACTCGGAGGGTTATAGGATGTATACCCTACGCCCTTGGATGATGTATAGTGAAGATCCCGATCAGCTAATGACCATTAACGATACTCAAATTATTGGAGAGTGTGAACCTGCTCCCACACTGATGAAGCAATATATCATGGTTGTGAAAGAATATGCAAATACCTTTGCAGAGGAATTGAAGAAAATGGCAGATGAGGATAAACCATTTCCTCACAACATGTCAGATAAAAAACTCGAGGCTTTAATGCAAGACATTGCTGATGGTGACTCAAGTAATGTTATTAATATGTTCAATGTAGATAGAAGTAAAATGCACTAATGAATGACTGGGATTGCATAGCATATGAGAACTATCCAAGTCTGCACCGCTTTTTCAACAAGTTGTGGGTTGCAGAGCAGATGGGGTATGATTGTGGACCAGCTGGTATTGGTCCTAAGAAGTCGGGTACATATGTAGTTAGACCTATATATAATCTATCAGGCATGGGTGTAGGTGCCCGTGTGCAACATATTG